TTGGAAACTTACTGGAGAAAAAAGAAGATTTGCTTTATTATATGCGTCAGATAAGAAAGTTAATTTTATTGAAATTAAAAAAGAAGATTTACAAAATGGGTGGGAAGAAATCCTATTTAATATGAGATTTATTGAGAGAATGGATAAACAATGCAAATCAAAAGAAGATTGGTTACTTGCTTTTCCATATCCATCAATAGATAGCTTCTATTATAGTGATATGAAGTTTAAACAATCAATAATAAATCTTTACAAAGGAGTAATAGATAATGGCTAAAAAATACATAAGTTGCGAGATCAATAAAGTATTTGAAGCTAAAGGTGGAAAGTTTGGATTAAGTTTAAAACCTTTAGAAGAAAATCACGATATTGAAAATTCAAACTCGTATAAATCTCAATATAATAATTTTACTATAAATTATTTTTTGAATGGAGAAGATACTCCCAACTGGGCCAAAGAAGGAAACAAGATTAAGTTTTGTTATTCTGTAAATAATGGTTGGATAAATATAAACCAAGATGATGGGGTTACACTTGACGCTGACATAAGTCTTGAAGATATAGCTGATGATCTTGATGATAGTTTTGACCCAAGTCAATTTGAAAAAGAAACTGAAACAAAACCATCTGACCCAACTATTAACAGAATAAACAATATGGCTGAGTTGTATGCTAAAATATTTAAAGCAATACATACTCACGATTATTTATCTAAACTTGATACTGGTTTGAAGAAAGACATTGCTACAAGTTTTTTTATTCAATTAAATAGGTAGAAAGGTTTATGAGAGGTAAGTTTTTAACTCCCCCAAATTGTTTACTTACCTCTCGCCCATTATGAATAGTTTAGAAGAAATAAAAGAATTAAAAATTGAAACATATAAGATAAGCGAAAATGCTCGTCTTGATAAAGCTGGTGTGGATTCATTAATGCGTCAAAGAGATCGTCTTAAAGCTACGAGGTATTTACACTATAGATTCGATGCAACACAAAAAGATGCAGAGATGAAAGCAAAAGCAGATGAAAAAATTAAAGAATTAGACGAACTAATTAACAAAGCTGAAAAAGACTCAGGAAAATCATGGGCAAAGTTAGAGGCTCATAGAATACATATTGATTTATTAAGATCGTATCATTCAACAAAAAGAGAAGAGTTAAAACAAGGGTTATGAAAACAACTGTTAAATATGGAATTGATTTTCCTATATGGAATGGGCATGGCGGTCGATTGATTGGTGTTGCTACTTGGCGACTTAAAAAAAACAATCTTAATTTATTTTGTAATTATAGACGCAAGAAAGATAACAAAAGACTATGGGAAGGGAATTTATATATAACTGAAAAATTTGCGAGTAAGTTTCCAATTAAAGAATATAAGGGGAAAAATGGTAAATTTACAGTTTATCAAATACCCCTACAAGATTTGCAAGAATACAATAATCAAATATGGGATAAATATTACCAAAAGAAAAACGCTAATTTAACTAGCCCTATATACTCGCAAGAGCAAATATCTGACATTTTAAAGAAAAATCCTATTATAAGGGATATTGCCGAGCATTTTGGCGGTGGGGAATTAACTCCAAACCTCTAAATCGATTTAAAGGGGTCAAACTTGCATATATAAGCGATTTTGCTCCTCAGTATTGCATAAGATGATATTTATTTTACATAGCCATTTTAAGCTAAAATAACGCTTATAATTATAGAACATTTAGGGTACATACCCTAGATACTTAAAATACTTAAAATAATTATCTTTTTTATTTGATTAATGTTAATAATTATTATAATTTATTAACAATGATTAACAAAACGAAAGGGAAAACAATGTCTAACAAAAAATTTTTATTATGCGAATCTGAAGATGAATCAACAGATGATTTTTATGTTTATACAGAAAATAGAAATATCACTATACAGATAACTTATTATGCTTATCCAGATATTTATTATGTTAATAAATATAATGACAGTGGAGAAGAAATGATCTTATCAATACCTTGTAAATCACTTAAACAAGCAAAACAGAAAGCGATAAGTATATAATGGAAACTTTATTATATTACTTTTTACTACCAGCTTTCTTTTTAGGGTTGGTAGTATTTATTTTACTACTAGCTTATCAATATCAACAATGGGAGAATAAACAATGAATGATGTTAAATATCGACCAATAATTTTTCATCTAAAAGACGAAAACCATACAAAAGGGTTTTATCATAATTACTATAAATCTAATGGTGATTTTTCACATCAAATATTTATCACTGATCCGTATTATGATGTTACTGGCAAAATTAAAGTTGATCCAAAACAATACTACAATTTAACAGATGAATTTTTAAAAGATTTAATTAATCGTTAATGAAAAGCTACTCGGTGAGAAATTCTTATCGAGTAGTTCTTTATCTTGTACCTCAGTAAAAAACACTTCAGTATTTATATCAATCGTTCCATAGACAGTTGCACAAGTAGCTCTAACTATATCCTCAAACTCTCTAGTATGTTTGCAAGTAGGATAGATATCCATAAACTCAAAGCACCCCACAGCTAAATCTAAAGTTTTAATAGTGAATAATACTTTAACAAGAATAAACACATTTAGTTCTTGGTGTAGAACTATATCTATTTTTTTCATTTTTTCTTAAATATCTCGGCTCCCTTTAATCCGTATATACTAGCCACGATTGAAATAAATAGCATCTGATACCACATCGGGAGAGCTGCAAACTGTTCAAAGAAAATGTCTATTTTTTCTTTAATCAGTGGATCATCTGAAAACACAGACCATACTAAAAGTAAAATTGGCAAACTTACCAAAATAAGCACAAATTCGTCTTTCCACCCTTTGTCGTTTGATTGTCTTACTTGTGCTTGATACTCTACTTCGCCATTCGCCATTTTCTGAGCGTGTAATAATTCAGCATCGGACATAAGTATTTTAGCTTTTTGTTTATTAGCAAATATTGATGCACCAGTTTTAAGTACAGTCGGTAATAGTGATAACCACATTATTTTATATTCCTTATTAATGTTGAAAGTTCTAAGGCTCTTGCAGGTGTTTGCTTCGCCCATCTGCTGTCTATCATTTCATCTGCACTTTTAAGATAATCTTCTTCTTGCAAGCCTTCTATAAACTTTACAAATTTCTTTAATCTTGGCAATCCAAGTTGAAATGCCATTTCTGTCAATACTGATTCAACCATAGGATCAAAAGGTATGTCATTATCTTCTAAAAGATCGTGTGCATTGTTATACGCAATATTATAATCTTCTTCAAATACACCTAGTAATTCTTCAGGTGAGTATATCTCACCAATAACAAAGCGATCTTTTTCTGTTATTAAATGACCATAGCCCACAGTCTTATATCCGAGTGTGTCCTCGTAAACTGTTGGGCTAAAGCCTTCGTGATCTTGTATTCTTTTTTTTGTGTCTATCATTAGAATAAAATAATTGCTCCTACAACAATAATAGCAACTATCCATATAGGCATTTTCCAGTTAGCCATTTCAACAGCTTTCCATACATATTCCATAAATTTACTCCTATTTAATTTTTCGATAAGGGTCGGTAGATAGTTTCACTTCTTTATCAGTTTGCTTACAAGCGATTATATCTTCCATATTGTTTTTTACATAGTGCAGTATGTTTCCAACAATGCTTTCTTTAGTATGATCTTCCACGATGTCCGCAAAGTTATCCCCCTTTTCTAATAGCTTAGTGACAGTTCTAGCGTGTGATCTTACTTCTTGGTCTAATCTTGCTTCATAAGGTTTTATATATATTCTAAAATACTCAGGCGATAATCCTGAAGGTGATACATCAAAGCCTAATATACAAAATGCTCTCCAATCATCAATTACAAACTTTTGAGTAAATGACATCATTCTATTTTTATCCATTTTTAATCCTTTCTTTTTCAAGTTCGCAATAGTGAATGATCTTATCTAAATCTTCTATTCCGTTCTTATCTTTGTATCGGACTATATACTTGATTACTACACCTTGCAAATAATCTAAATTATTAGCTTGGATAAACTCAAAAGGCTGTATTTTATGTTCTTTATAGTGTATACCGCCCACTTGCTTTTTAAATGCACTCATTTGATGAACATTAATATATTTATATTATTATATTAAACAATTTTACCTATCCAACGCCCACTGTTATTTAATACCATTGGAAAAAGAATAGGTTTTGAATTTATAATAGCACCCGTACCTACAATAAACCTTTTTGAAAAATTACGAGCATAAGCAAACGCCAAACTTTTCTGATTGACAAGGCAAGATAACTGCATCGCCCAGATCAAAGCATCTGGATTGCTAAAGTATTGTATTGAATAAGACGAATGATAATGGAATTGAATTACATTTTTTCCATATTGCATAGCCACTTTTAAAACATTAGCTGACATTCCGTGAGTTAAAAAACACTGACTGCCATCTGACAAATCAATTACTAAATTATCTACCCATTCCCAACCCTTACCAACTTCTAAAAAATCATTATAATCTTTTAACAAGCCTTTAGGTATTCCGTGTTTTAACCCTCTACGATAAATTAAAGATGAATGATTGCTATGCAATAGCTTCATTGTAGGGAACATCTTTTCTAATTCTTTAATTTTTCTTTTAGCCTCATATAATTCGTGTCCAGCAGAATATAAGTCAGGATCGGAGTCGTGCATAGATATTCCGTGAAAATCAATCTCATCACCGCCACCTATTACACAATCAGGCTTTATATGTTTTTTTAAAGCTAAAAGAAAAGCAAATGCGTCTGGGTGTTCATATGGTAAATGTAAATCAGAAATTAAAAGAACTCTTGAAAATCTTTTGGTCAATTAAAAACCCTCTATTATAAAATAGTAACTATATCTATTAGTGATTTAACACTATCAGCAAAGACAAAAATAAACATAGCACAGAGTATGCCGATAACTTTCCATATGCTTTCTATACTTTTCTCAATTTTAGAGACAGTAGATTGTAAGTGCGTCAGATGATTTGACTCTATGGTCTCAATTCGAGCCTCTAGTCTAATCAGAGTTTCGCTATTCTTTTGACTTTGACTCGGCATTAGCTTCCTCTTTTGATAGTTGAGTCTTGAGAATTGCAGTGTTAGCACCCTCTATTGTATTCAGCCGATCACTTTCTAAAAGTAGTTTTGATCTTTCTTTAGCAACATATTGAAGTTGTGCAAAAGCTATCTTACCTTTGTCAGATAATTTAGTTTCGTCATATTCTTTCTTTTCAAATGTAAACATTGTTTTTCCTATGCGTCTTTTACGTTTGACAATTTGCTGTTTGTTTTCAAATCAGCATAAGATAATTTAATAGGATTATCAGTAGAGTTAAGGTCATAGTCAGCTTTAAAATGTTGTAAGTGACGATTGTTAATACGCATAGATTTCTCTGTTGCTTCATCATCACGAGTTGCTTTATCTTTATAGATTTCAACATCGTAGACTAACTTCCAATCATTGCCCATCTTTTTAACATATGTTTCAGTCACTCTTACATAAGCATCAGTAAGTGCTACGCCATCATGTGTTGTCATGTTTGCTGTTATTGCCATTGTTATTCTCCTTAGTTAAGTAATTTTATTTCGTTTTTTTCTAATATTGCATTAGCTTTTTCTTCACCAACTGCTTCTTTAGCAAGTTCATACATAGCTGTAGCAAGTCTTTGATGTTTCTCATATTGTTGCCATATAGCACCATTATGAAGTCTTTGCATACCAGTAACATTTATAAAGTGGTTTGGTGTACCATCTTCTTCTCTACCAACTAGGTCTAACTGAGCTAATTTTTCGTGATTGTAAGCAACAAACTTATCAAACTTAGATTCAATAACTCCTTTACCATGTGATAAATCATAGGCACGGGCTAGATGAGCATCTTCGTAAGCATCATATGTATTTGAACCTGCGTCTGCGTGAAAATTTCCATCTCCTTCAAACAAGAAGCAAGTAGTAGTATAGTTTGAGATGGACATAATAATACCATCACTATTAGAACTTCCTTGTCCAGTTCCACTTTTAGCGGAACTACCGATAGTTATACCACCTTTGGCACTTGTGCTTTTTGTTTCGCTTAAATCACCTTCGCCCTGAATATTAATATTTAAGCGTTCAGAGTTTATGTCTTCAGAAAAAACTCGTATTGCCATACCACCTTTGTTAGAATCTTGTTTACTAAAGTGAGCGTAAGTATCGGTTTCACAAGAACTTGTCATACCGTGTGCAACATCAGAAGATTTAAAACTTATAATTTTACCATCACCAGCATTTGTATCGAAACAAAATCCGCCTTGTTCTGTGTCAGGAGCAGTTTCTCCGCCAGAGGATAATTGATTACCATCAAATAAACCTAAAGCATAACTAGTGCCATTACCAGCAACACTAAAAAACATATCGTCTACGCTGTGGTCATAACGCATAAAAGCTCTATCAGCGTCGCCATCATCTGCAAACATATATGTACCAGTACTGGAATTACCACTACATATTGTCATTCCTGAATGACCAGAACCCTCAACTGCTAATTCATCAGCATTGCCATCAACACTAGCCCCACTATCAGCAGATTTAATGTGTAAGCCTACGCCTAAATCACCTTCTGCTCCAATACCAACAACATCATTACCGCCACTAATAAATAACATATTAGCATTACCATTAGTTTCTACTCTAAAGTCTACATCATCAGAATCCTCATTTATAACAACAGCACTATCAGTAATAGTAATTTGATCGTCATTACTAGATGATTGATCGTCTATACCTGCTAAAGTTGCTCCACCTTCAACACTGGTAACTGTATCATTAGTTTGATTTAAAGTGAGTATGTGAATCCACGCATCATTGTCCTCGTTGCGAATATGTAATTTATTTTGATCTGTTTCATACCACCATTGATTTGCAAACATAGTGGAAGGCTGAGCATCTCCAGAATTGTTAGTTGCTACTGCGGACAGAGCATTGTTAATGTCCGTCCTAGTGTTAGGAAATGTTGCATTTGCTATGTTATAATCGTGTTGTGCCATTATGTTCTCCTTATAATGTTATTTGTTAAATTTGTAAAGTTATATGGCTCTACCTTGTCCGTTAGCCACATAATCAAAAGTTCTGTTTACAGTGCTTCCGCTTGAGTTAAAAAATTCAATAGTAAACCCAGTAGCAGATTTACTTGTGATTGCATGAAAATCACCCGTAGCAAGATTTTGAGCTGCAATCGTAACAGATGGCTCTGCATAAAACGCAGTATTAAATGTTACTACTTTACCATCGGTATCTGTAGTTGATG